GCACTTGCTAGAGTGAAACCAATAGCTGAAAAATTAGCTAACCCTACTTGTAGAGTATCTTTTACTTCTGTCATTTTGTTTAGTTTTTTTATCTAAGTAGGATTTTAACTTAGTAACATTTTTAGTTTTCGGTTTATAGTGTCTTTTCATTATGAGTAATCAGAAGCATTTAAAAAGTTTCTCAATGTAAGTTTAGTTCCCTGTCTCATTGGTCTTTCTAGGTTCATACCATTGTAGTAAGCGTTTTGGTCAGGAGAAATGTCTGCTCCACTATTAGTATTGTATTCAGGAAAAAGAGTTATATTGTTAGTAATATACTGTATCATTCTTTCTGTAAAGTATTCAGCATTGTTTCTTACTTCTTCTCTAAGGTGTTGAGCTTCCTCTGTGCTTAAAGCGTTTCCTGTTTCTGAAGTCTTAGAATAGATGTTACCGTTTTCCGTTTTAAAGCGTAAATAAGGAATACACATATGAAACGCCCAAGAAGGTAAACAGTCGCCTATATACTCATCAACTAAAGTCTTGTACGCCCCTGTTAAAGTTCCTGCTGTAATTTCAGCTTCTAGCTTTTGGTAAAGTGTTGTTCCTAGTTTTGGCTCTATATAAATACGCTGTGCTTGTAACACATAAGGTAACAAGATTTGAGGGTCAACATTTAAGTTTATTGCTGTGCTGTCTTTTAGCTTTGCTTCTGATATAAATAATACGTAGCTCATAATTATCTTGGTTCTAAAAATCCGTTATTTTTCATTCTCTTTGGTGGTTTTGCAACTAGCTTGTCGTTTCTTTCTGCTGTAAATCCTTCAGACAAAGCTTTAGTATAAGAAATTGCTTCACTAGGCTTGATGTTACTCTTTGCACCCCTTAAAGATGTTTTATAGATTTGCCTAAGCCAAAAGTGATGACAATTACCTCCGCCTTTGTAAAGCCATATAGAATATGTATCAGCACCTTTAGGCCCCCAACCTGCATTAACAGCTCTAGAACCCATCTGAATAATATCCTCTTTTCTGTAAACCTTTCTTGCTGACATCATTTTACTGCAAAAATCCCTAGTACTTCCTTCCTGACTTAAAAAATTATCTTTAGTGTAAACATATCTAACTTTGTAAAACTCATTATCTGATTTGTTTGTTCCGTCTTGCTTACTTCTAGCATTAGGTCTTGCTGTTCCTGTAGAAGCTAATTCTGTTTTGTCATTAGCTATGTTATTAAGCTCATTTTCAAAGTCAAAGTCTTGATGTTCTCCATCTACTACTTCTTCTTCTATCAATTCCCATTCTTCAGGAATGTCCTCCCCAAATTCTTCAATAAAATTATCAAGCTCTGTCTTTTCACTTGCAAAGTCTTCTCTTACCTCTACATCAGCTAAAGGCTTCAAGCCAACTTCTTCTCTTATTTCATCTTCAGTCATTACTCCTTTTAAGTCCTCTGAAGTAAATTCTACTGTAATAGGTTTTAATTGTACAAACTGAACAGGTAAGTCCATATTGTTTACTGAAAATATAGTCTGTAAAGTATTTAAGATATGGAGTTGGAACGGCTTAACTACTGTATTAAGATAAAAGTTACCTGCTGCATTAAGTTCATCTACATTAGAACCCAATCCTGTATCAGATTTAATACCCATAAGCATAGGAGACGTTACACGGTGTCCTGTGAGTATGTTTTGAACTAATAGCTCTTGTAGTGCTAAGTATTGCTTATCTGCGTCAGAAACGCTTATAGGAGTTATTTCAGGTGTTCTAGTCTTATCGTCTGAGAACGTTAAAATAAACTTCCCTGAGTTAGAAGCTCCTGTAAATTTCTCTACTAAACTTTGTTCTATCTGTCTTCTTTCTTCTTGCGTAGGAATACCATTAGCAAAAGAAACAAAATAGCTCCCACTAAATCCATTTTCTATATTGTTTAAATGAAACTCTGCAACCTTTTGGTCTACTAAGCACCAATTGTTAGCTGCTAAATAATCAGGTGTATGATAGCAATCCATATTAGGACTATAAGCACCTGTATAAAGCAACTGACTTCCTGAAGTTCTATCGTTTACATTAAAAGCATTAATAGGGTATGGTTTATTTGTTCTAGTGTTTCCCCAATCAGCACTTATATAGTAAGTATCAACCTTACCCATTGCATTTGGTCTTCCTGCTCTTACACGTTCTACAGGTACGTGATAAAGCTCTGCTATTTCTGTTCTTTCTCTATTCCATACAATATGTAAAGCGTATGCTCCTTGAAGTTTAAAATCAAAAGCTACTTTCTTTATTACTTGGTGTAAACTTTCATTAGAATTAGCGTGTCTTAAAAACTTCTTAAGCTTTACGTAACTTTCTAAATTAGTATCATCTTCTTCACATACTAAGTCTTCTCCTGCTATCATTTCAGCTGTAGCGTTTACAATTGCAGCGTGTGTTGAACTGTTATAGTAAAGGTCAATTAAGAACTGAGGGTAGAGGTTTCTCCAATCTTCTGTTCCGTACTCTATATAGTCCCTTCCTCTTACTTCTTGTACTATTGGAGCTGTTGATGTTTCTAAGTTTATACTAAGTATTTTATCCATTTTATTCTATTATTAATTCATCAGGGTCTACATCTGTACCTTCTGCGTTCTTTTCATAACCTAAGAACGAATGTACACAATTTACAGGAAATAACTCGTGTATTCCAAAGTCATATTCTTCTGTAGTCATTAGGTCGTAAAATACTCCACTATAATAAATAGGAGGAGTTAATTCTTTACCATCTTTATCATAAGTTGCAGGTACTTCTACTATCTGTCCTATATATACGATTGCTTGTGTTCCATTTCTGTAAACATCTTGAGTAACTCCTTCTTCAGTTATTACTTCATAAGTACCTTTAGATAGTAAGTCAGCATCTCCTTCTGCTTTTGTGTTGTATTGTAATTTATATATATTCATATTATGAAGTTAATGCTGCTAGTTGAGTGTCTGTTAGTGCTGTTTTAAATACTTGTAGTTGTTTTACTTTGCCAAAGAAAGGAGAAGAAGTGCCGTTAGTATCTGCAAGATTTAATCTATCTAAAGTATCAACAGGAAAAACTATTCCACTATTATCAGTTCCTACCTCAGACCCATTTATCCATAAAGCAAAATCATTAACTTTCCATTTAAAAGCAAACTTATTTAAAATAGTTACATCTGAGATTGTTACAGTAAAAGCCGCTTGTGTTACCCCTGCTACATTCATAAAAACAGCAATTTGGTTTATTGTAGATGTATATCTAAAATTTATTTTATTAACACCTCCATCACTTAAAGATAAATACCTCGTTACATCAGAAGAAACTAAAGAAGCAGTTTCCCAAAACAAAACCCCTTCCTCACTATTAATCAAACTACCTATACCATCTCTTGTGAAGATGTCTTGGTTTCTTGTTACTGTACTTCCTGATGTTGGAATGTATGATGTTGGGTATGAGCCTTGTTCTACTTGTAATCCCCAAAAAGTAAACAAAGAACCATCTCCAACATAAGTATTAGATAATCCATCTACTGAACCCCCCCAAATAGAAAACCTACTACCTGTTACTGCCGTACAAGTTGCTGCCAATCTATACCACCCATTACTTCCAACCGAATCGATAGTTGCCGTCCATCCTGTACCTTCTGAAACAACAGTACCTAATTGTAAATCAAAAAAAGTAAATTGATTAATTGATGTTAAATCACTTTGTAGGCATATATATCTTCTGTTAATTTGTTTTGTGTAAATACTTACTGTGTATGAATTTGATGTTACTGTTTGATATTGGTAAAATCCGTGTCTGTCATTAGCAGTAGTTTCTTCAAATTTAGGTGCTGTAGTTAAACCATTTGGAGAAACATAAAAATTTGAAGTATAATTAGCATTATCAATTACATTAGGTGATACATCTAATTGTTCAGAATATTTAGCAATATTAGTCCTCTGTGGCTCTGCTAATATATGTGGACAACCTCCTCCTGTGTAATCTATACGAGGTACGTTATCTCTTGCTGCTTCTTTAAATGATACACTTGTAACAGTAGCAGTAGTTGCTGAAAGCGACCTAAGATATATATTAGGACTTGTCAAACCACTTGTGTCAAAATATAAGTCTGTATCAAATGCACCTAAAACTGTTCCTCCACCTCCTCCATCTCTATATCTTAAACTTATATCTCCTGTAACCCCACTAACATTTATTTTATATAATTTATTAGTTGTTAAACTAAAAAAAACTCCTTCACCAACACCACTTGTCGTAAAAGAATTAGCAGTTATATCAGTTGCACTGCTATTTACCCAAGTTGTAAAGTCTAATGGAGTTGTTAAATTATCTCCTAAAATCTCAGCATAATTTACTAAACCATTCTCATCTACTCTTGTAGCAGCAGTTGCTCTAGTAACGTCCATATCTGCTGATGTGTATTCTTTTACTGATACATTGTCTATTGAGCCTATAAGTGATACTGACTTAAAGTTTAGCCTGTCGCTTGTTCCATCCCACAATACAATACCACTAACAACACCATTAGAACTTGATGTTAATTGGTCAGAACCTGCTGAACCAAGTACAATAGAAACACTACCACTTACATAATCCTTAACTTCATATTCTATAAGAAATCTTTTTGTTTGTGCATTTGAAATTATTTGATATAAAAAAGAAGTTCCTGAACCATCACTTGTAGCACTTCCACCTGATATAGTCCACCCTGTGCCTTTTACCCAATCCGTATCAGTAGCAAAATCTCCATTTGTGATTTCTTCAGCACCATCACTAGGTACAGGAATAACTGCATACAATTCTCCTGCCTTATATCCGTTAGGAGTTACTACAATACTTACATCATCTAATAAACTCATGCTATATTACTTAAATTAGTTAATTGTGCTTCTAAACAAGCCTTAGCCTCAAATACACCCCCATCAGCAACAACTCTAACCTTAAAGTCATTTACTTGCTTTTGTACAGGTGTTAATCCTCCTTTATTACTAGAAGGTAAAGACATTCCTAGTGCTAACTTCATATTAGTTGTTGTAAGCTATTGCTAAACCTGAAGTCAAAGTTATTGCTGTTATCTTTCCAAATAAAGTCATTCCCGCAGGTACTGTTGTAAGTAAATTACTTGAACCTGTTGAATTCGTCATTGTTAATGCTGATATTACACTTTCTTCAACAAAGTAGATTGCGTAGTAATCTTTACTTGTTTGAGCAGCTGTTGTAAATATTTCTACACCTCCTAGTTGTCCTAATTGTTCGCTTAATAAAGCTTGTGTATTTTTAATTCCCATTTTTTTTATTTTATTGTCCGTAATATATATAATTCGTTTCTGTTGGTGCTTCTCTTTGAGTGTACTGAACTTGCTGTGTTCCGTCTTTTTCTGCTAGATACATTTTGCCTTTAGTTACTAATCCCTGAACTATTCCTTTAGTAGAAGCAGCAGGTGTTAAAACATCATCTTCTGTTGCAGGTGCATTACCTGAACTAACTGTAACTGTTCCAATCCAACTAACCTCATAAATTTCATACTTATAATATCCCGCAGGAAATAACTTTACAACTCCTGTATAAATATTAGGTGTAGTTCCGTAAGAGATATTTATATTAGTATATCTATCTTTTATAATCTCAGTATTACCATAAGCATAATAGACAGACTTATCTAAGTCGTTTGTGAATTTAACTAAGTGCCTTATTTGAGTAGAAGCTACAGAAGTGTCTATACGATTATCCTCAGTTTGCACGTATATCTTTATGTCTGTTTCTGTTATTGCTTGTATCATAGTTAGTTTGTCTGTTATATAATAGAAATAAGTTATATTTATTTGCTTTAAAAAGAAAAAGGTGAGCCTAAGCCCACCCTAATCAAGAAATATATAAGAAAACTACTAAGATGTAACGATTGTTCCCATTGTAAATGCTGCATTGTCAAATGGGTCTGTAGTGTAATCTGCAACCATTGGAAACGGCTCATTTTCTAAACCGTCAAATGTAAGAGTATAACCTGAACGGTCTCCAAATGCACCACCACTATCCATAGTACCTGCGTTAAGCTCCATTCCGTTAGTTACCCCTAATGCTACTATAACATTATTACCACTAGTCAAAGTTGCGTTTAACTCTGCAAATACTATTAATTTAGTTTGACCTAATAATTTAATTTGATTTTGGTCTTCTTTTGTAAGTCTGTTAAGAATTACTGTAATTGTAGGAGTATAAAAAATTGTTCCGTTTTCTCTACTTCCTGTAATTGTTTCTGAAAGACTTGCCACTCCTAGAGGAGTAGTGTATCTGTATAGGGTATTAGCACCCATTTCTATATCTGTTACTTCCCCTGAAGCTACTACAGGAAGTGGACTGAATTGGTCGTAAACTCCAAAATATACGTTTTTAATTCCTCCTGATATGCGATTGCAATCAAGCCCCCTACCTTTTGTTAGTGCTGTACAAGCCATTTTAT